AGCAGTTACACTTAATCCTGTTCCGGTACGGAATCCTCCAGCACCACCGCCAGCGCCAGCACCCCTTCCACCACCCCCACCACCAGCAACCACAAGGTATTCCACCTGTGTCACGCCAGCAGGAGCCTTCCAAGATGTAGAAGATTTGAATGTCTCTACGGTAGATAGAGGTACTGCGTATTTGAGAAGAACAATACCTGAACCGCCGTTGCCACCATTTTTATTACTTCCATCACCACCAGCACCGCCACCACCGCCACCTCGATTTGAAGTGCCGTTACCACCTGCTCCGCTATTTACTCCGTTTCCACCACCATCCGCTCCGTTTGCGGCTGCATTTCCATTGCCATTTCCACCGCCTCCACCGCCAGCATAAGTAACAGATGAGCCACTTATTGATGACGCAGTTCCAGCTCCACCAGCAGTAGCTGGTTGGTTAGTTCCTGATGCAGTATTAGCAGCAGCAGCTCCAGAACCACCACCACCACCAGCCCCATAAACGCTATTACTGTTACCGCCATTGTTACCTTGAGATGGGCTTGTAGAAGGGGTGTTACCAGCACCGCCAGCTTGTTGCTGTTTACCACCACCGCCTGAGCCACCGCTTGCTCCTGAACCTACAGTATCATAAGGAGAGCCTCCCCCTCCGCCACCGCCAGTAGAAGTAATAGTGCTAAATACAGAATTTGCTCCGCTACCTCCACGACCAGTTGTGCCTCCAGCACCACCGCCACCAACAGTCACGGTGTAATCTGTTCCAGCGGTAACCGCTAATCCTGTTCCGGTTCTAAAGCCGCCTGCACCACCACCACCACCTCCGGTTGTGTTTGTGTCCCCGCCACCAGCACCACCACCAGCGACAACCAAGTATTCAACCTGAGTCACTCCAGTAGGACAAGTCCATGTGCCAGAAGCATTAAATTGCTGAACGACATCAACAGTCGTAGCAGGGGTTACTTCGTATTTGATAATTACGATGCCAGAGCCGCCTGAACCACCGTTAACAACTGGAGAACTATTCGTGCTTCGTGTTCCCCCGCCGCCGCCACCCGTATTGGCTGCGCCATTTGTGCCTGCGGTTGTTGCTTGTGCATCGCCGCCGCCGCCTGAGCCGCCGGTGCCTTGCGTTCCTCCCGGCTGGGCGGCGCCGCCGCCGCCGCCTGCGTAGGGCACGCTGCTACCGGAAATGCTAGAGGCCGTTCCTGCACCCCCATTGCCTCCTGCCGAACCGGAACCATTCACGCCCGCCGCAGAAGCGCCCCCACCCCCGCCGCATCCATAATACGGAGATGCTTCTGCGCCATTCCCGCCGTTACTACCTTGACTTGGAGATGTGCTTGGTGTGTTTCCAGCGCCGCCTGTGCCATCACCGCCAAATCTAGAAGCGCCCCCGCCAGAGCCTCCCGCAGCGCCGTCTCTCGCCCCAGACGCTCCATTGCCCCGTCCACCGCCACCGCCAGCAGAAGTGATAGTGCTAAACACCGAATTGCTGCCGCTACTTCCAATTGCTCCTGACGTATCACTTGCAACGCCGCCGCCGCCTGCACCAACAGTAACTGTGTATGAAGTGCCTACGGTTACTGCAAATGCAGTTCCTGTGCGAAACCCACCTGCGCCGCCACCACCCCATCCACCCCCACCACCACCAGCGACAACAAGGTACTCAACCTCGGTTACACCGGGTGGGCATATCCAAGTGGTCGATGACGTAAATGTCTGGATGACGGTGAATGGGCCGACACCTATTGCTCTTGCGAGCAGGGTTAGCATTATTCCAGGCATAGTTTAACTCACGTTTCCTGTGATTACACAGACAGTTCCAGAGATAAAGAGAATAGTTGCAACCCCACGAGTAGCGAGGGTGACGCTTGCCTTATCCGCATCAGTTCCAGCGATATAAGCGGTGGTAATCGTGCATGTAATAGTAACCCCCGAAGCCGTGTTGTTAAAGATAGATATTACATCACCTTCGGCAAAAGTGGCATCAGGAATGGTTATAGAACCACCCGACCCAATCTGCACATATTCGCCAACGTCAGTTGTGGCAAGTGTGTAAGAACCTGTCTTTGTTCCTACAGCCGGGATATTTTGATAACCAACTGTGAATGTAGCATCAGGGACTGTAACAGTACGGTTAGCCGATGGTGAGGCTGCTATCGTAGATACAAAGCTAGTTGAACCACCGTTAATTGCAATTGCCATAATTTATTCCTCTATTAAATTTTATTGATATTTAAAACCTATATGGACATAATCATCCAGTTTGCACCATTGGATGTTGTAATTGTTGTATTAGCCGCTACTGTTATTACACCAATACTCATTCCATTAAAACCACTATCAATAGTATAATTAGAATCAATTGTTTGAGAATGAACAAAAATACCATTCTGGGCTACAGGTACTTCTGACTTAAACTCACCTGTGGAAGGCTTATAAAGTAACTTAGCATTACCAGTATAGATCGTTGATGCAGTACCTGTAGTAACTCCCAAGAATGTAGGATACAGATCAGAAGCTGTGCTTGTATCATTAGAAATATTTACTGTGCCTGAGCCAGTTGGACCAGTCGGTCCAGTAGGCCCTGTTGGACCAGTTGCGCCTGTTGGCCCAGTAGGTCCTGTAGGACCAGTTGCGCCTGCTGGTATAGTAAAGTCAAAGACTGCGGCTGAAGAGGAACCGCTGTTAGTAACAGAAGCACTCCCACCGGCAGGTCCTGTAGTTGTTGTGCCTACGGCAATTGTAGCTGCGGTTCCAGTCGGACCAGTTGGCCCTGTAGGCCCTGTTGGGCCAGTAGGTCCGGGTGAGCCGGTAGGTCCAGGTGATCCTGTTGGCCCTGTTGGACCAGTTGTGCCCGTAGGTCCTGTAGGTCCTGGAGCACCAGTGGGTCCTGTTGTACCTGTCGGTCCAGTTGACCCTGTAGGTCCTGTTGGGCCGGTAGGACCAGTCGGGATAGTAAAGTCAAATACTGCCGCTGAAGATGAGCCGCTATTGGTTACAGCAGCACTACCGCCTGCTGGGCCTGTAGTGGTGGTTCCAACAGCAATCGTGGCTGCCGATCCAGTTGGGCCTGTCGGACCAGTAGGTCCTGTTGATCCAGTCGGGCCTGTTGGGCCAGTGGGGCCTTGTGGTCCAGTTGGCCCTGTAGGGCCTGTAGTGCCATCAGGAATACCAAAGGACAGAGAAACCGTTGTAGAGTTATACGATACAGTCGGCGTTGAGCCAGCAGGCAAAGAAGAAGCCGCTACATCTAAATCAGTTGTAAAGTTAATTGTACTCTGAGCAGATGCCGCCGCCGCAGCAGCACTGGCAGCAGACTGGTTAGCATAAGTAAGGGCTAACTGTGCTGTATTCGCTTGATCTGCTGTTGCATCACCGGGACCGCCCGGACCACGATATATCGCCATGTTAGTACCAGATTGGAATATAACCGCTTGCGTCTGTTGACCAAGCCTTGGTTAGTGTGGCATCTTCGTAGATATTAATGTAGTCGATGCCTGCGGTTTTACCTGTCGTACTAGCAAGAACATCTACAAACATAGCACCGGCATTATCATAGGTATTGTATTGTGCAGGTGCAGAGCCTAACTTCTTTGTGGGAATGTAGTCAACCCAAGCAGTTAAGCCAGTAGTGCTTGCAAGCGAGTTTACGACCATTTTTGTTGTACCGTTTGCGGTTGCATAGGTAGTAGGGTAGCAGCGAGGTATCATTTTAGTCCTCTATGTTGTTTTCTTTAACACCCTCAACGAAGATGCTAAAGAAAAGCCTCCTAAGAGGCAAAACCGTAAGGTTTAGAATGCTGGACGTGCTACAACAAATTTTAGAGTAGTAGAAGCCAGATTTACTGCACCAGCAGTGTTATTTAGAACAGTCAGGGTAACCGTGTTAGCAGCAGTTACTGCGCCACCGATAACGGTGTCTACAGTGTCTACGCCAGCAGAGATGCCCATAACGATGTCGCCAAGAGCAACACCAGGGACTGTTACATCAGCAGATGCAAACGTACCAGAGCCGGTAGCAGCATTAGCGAAGTCCACAGTCTCAGAAACTGCCCACATCTCAGAGAACAAGCCCTGAAACTGGGAACGACCTTGAGAAACAGCCATAATAATCTCCTTAAGTGGTTAGAAGAGGGCCAGCCTTGTGAGCCAGCCCCCGATTGTCATTCCTGATTAGGCAGGAACAGCAAGAGCCACAGCAGAGGTATCACGCAACTCGCCAACACCGTAGAGCGTGTCAGCAGTCAACAGCGTACCAAGGTACTCTTGTTTGTACTGGGTCTGAACACGAACTCCAAGCTGGTCAACCAGAACAAATGCCTCTGGGTGTGCCAACAGAGCAATACGGGTAGTCGTTGTCGTTGCTGTATCAGCGTTGGTCGTTACAAAGACCTTAACGCCGTATACGTCACCAATCTGACCGTTACGGATGGTACCGCCATCACCAACGAAAGCCTGCTCAGTGAAACGAGCAAGGCCCATCATGGTGTTACGGGTTGCAGGAGGAACGATCAAGAAACGTCCGTCCATCGGAACGTCCTGGTCATCCAAACGCTGGATTGCACGGCGAAGGCCAGCATCCGTCAGAGCAGTACCTACGTTGGTGCCGTCAACATACAGCGTTGAGCCATCACCAGCAAGATATGCTTTGTCGTAAGCAGCCGAACCTGCTGTACCGCCCTGAGCACCACGACCCAACTGGATCAGCGATGTGTCGATACGGGTAGCAAGAGCGTAGCCAGCGTCATCCGTGTAGAAACGGCGCAGCG